TTTCCCGGTTCAACAAGAACCCCGTGATGCTGTTCCAGCACGACAGGGCGCAGGGTGTGATAGGAAGATGGGAGGGGTTAAGGGTGGATAACGGCGGGCTGTATGGTACTCCCGTATTTGACGACAGGCACGAACCGGGAAAGACGGTCAAGGAGAAAGTGGAATCCGGCTTCCTCCGGGGGGTGAGTGTCGGCATCGAGGATGTGGTTTTTGAAACCATTGACGGTGTCAACACCGCCATAAGCTGCACACTGGTGGAAGTTTCCATAGTGGACATTCCGGCCAACGAGAACGCCACAATCCAGTTATATTATAACGACAAGCCGGTGGATAGCCTGTCAACGTATTTGCAACTATCAATAAATCAGAATAATATGAACAAACAAGAATTGGAGCAGGTATTCAACGTTTTGGGCCTGCCAGCAAACAGCACCGCACAGGACGTCATCAGATCCATCAACACCCTGAAGAACACCTCCCCTTCCGAGAAGGGGATAAGGGAAGCCTTGTCGCTGTCCTTCAAAGACGGTCTGATCAGCGAATCGGAAAGGAAGTTTTATGAATCGGCCTTCACGGGAAAGCCTGTGGAACTGGCCGCATTCCTGAATGAACGCCGGGAGGAACGCAACAGGCAAAAGGAAAAGGAGTACATCGAGTTTGTCGAATCCCACCGGGAGAATCTGGAATATTTCAGCCCCGGTTTCATACAGGGTGATATGAAAACCCTTGCCATGCAGAATTTGAAGGTGTTCAAGGATATGGTTTTGCAGATAGAGCCGGTTGTACGGCCTTCCCAACTATTGGCAATGGGAAGAAAACGTACAGGCGAACAGGAAACGCGCAGACCAAAAAGCGAATGGACCTTGCAGGACTACCGCAAGTTCGCGCCACAGGAATTGAAGGGCAACCCGAAGTTATATGAAGAACTGCTGAATAAGGAATTTGATAATATAAACCATTAAAAGACAAAATATTATGGGACTGAACAAACAAGTATGGACGACACAGTTGATGAGCAATTTCTACCCGGAAAGCTCCTTTTTGAGATATGTGAAGGATTTTACCACATTGGTGGATAACGACATTATCAACATGGCGGAAGCCGGAGTAGACCCCAACGTATTGATAAACAACACCACATATCCTATAAAGGTGGTGCAGCGCGTGGACAAGCCGATTTCTATCGAACTGGACCTGTTCGAGACGGAAAACACGCTGGTACGCCGTCCGGAAGTGATAGAATACAGCTACGACCAGCTGGAAAGCGTCCTTATGGGACACAGAAGCCAGTTAAGGGCCGCAACCGCAGCCAAGGCCGCACACGCATTCGCGCCACAGAAGGACAGCGAATTTACCCCGGTGATCCTCACCACCGGAGAGACGACAGGCACACGCAAACGCATCACCATAGCGGATATCCTGCTGTTGAAGGAGCGTTTCGATGATGCGGACATACCTTTTGAGGAACGTTATCTGGTATTGAACCCCAAACACCTTTCAGACCTTATTCTGTTTGATGTGAAGGCGTTCAAGGATATAACGGACATAACCAACGGCCAGCCCAAGAAGTTTGCCGGATTCAACATTCTCCAGACTTCATGCACCCCGGCCTATAACGGCACAACGAAGGAAAAGACCGAATTTGACGCGGAACAGGCCGATACGGACACTTTCTGTTCGTTCGCATTCCAGAAACAGGAGGTGATGAAAGCGGACGGACAGGTACATCTGTACGAGCGTTTCGATGATCCGGAGGAACGTGGCACGATACTAGGCTTTGACAAGCGTTTTATAGCCCTTCCCATCCGTAACAAGGGTATCGGAGCGATCGTCAGTGACGGTACGGGGGGAGTGACCACATACAAGCTTAGAAAGCAGATAAAGGTTACTAAAAAGGATTCGGAGGATGAAAGTTTATCTACCGTATCTTCTGAAAGTGAGTTTGACTTATAATTAAATCTTAACAAAAATACGATTATGGCAGACAGAAAATTAAACGAAGTACCTGTTGTAAACGACATTTCCCACCTGCTGGGAGTAAGGTCAAATGGTGAAATTATTCGCATAAGCAAAGAGAACATGGCATCAGTCCTGGGGGAACGGATGCGGATATAATAACGGCTTAAGCAAGTCCAATATTCCGTTATCTAATTGATAATATGCGCTTTATGATTGTTGTTCTTATATTTGCCCTGCCTGTTGTGAAACACGCAGGGTATTCTTTATTATGTAAATACAGGCGTTTATGTGCTTTTTGGAACATATCATTTGCAGCAGAACGGGTAAAATGTTATATTCGCACATAAATAAACCCCGGTGTGTCTCACGACAGGCCGAGGCTTTGTGCAAAAATCGAAATTTTAGAAGTTATGTATTCTGGAAAGACAGCCCGTTCTGCTTTAGATAGTGCTGTCTTTTTATGATCCTGTCATCTACACTGGCTTTAATGTAGTAGTAAAACGTCCTTTCACAAATATGGTATTTGGGATAGATATACCGTCTGAATATCTCCCTGTTTGATATACCTTCCCTGCTATGTTCGTCATAGATGCGAACAATATCCGCAATCCGCGCCACATAGGCACAGCCCGGCGTGCTTGTTATACTCTTCCTCAT